TACCACTTGGTTTAACACAAGTAATAGCAGCCGATCTTGGGATACCTAACATTTCAGCGTATTTAACATTAACTTCGTCTGCTACATTACGCATACTTTGTAATATTGCTTTGAGGTTTTGAGTTTTATCAATACCTGATGTGATCTCATTATCTAAAATACCTGTTAACGATACTCCTAACAATCTTTCTTCTTCAGTATTTTTTTGCCATATTTTACGTAAATACGGAAAGTGAGTTAGTTTTGATTGTACAGTGCCAAGTATAGTGGCGAGCCTAACTTTGTTTTTAAGGCTATCTTCATTATCACTTGGTCTTATAACGACCTCTGTTAAATTACAAAACTGATATGGTCGTAAAATTATTTCTGAACATGGATTAGTACCAAACTCAAAGTTCGGATCTCTTTTACCATACTTTTCGGCTTGTTTCTGACTAGCCGTTCTATTAAAAATTCCTCGTTCACCTGACTTGCTTTCATATAGCGATGTCCATTCTCGTAAGAATGCACCTACATCAGGTTTTTCAGTAAATGATACTGAGTTATTAGCTAAGGCTCTTTGGCCGTTTTGGTTCCACCATTTGCCACTCTTAGCATGTCTCATTCTGTCGTCAGTTAAGTTACTAAGACTTATCATAGCGCTTCTACGCACTCCTCCTACGACGACAATTTCCCCTATTTTACAAAACAAATCGTGAGCTTCTATTGAAGACAACCTACGACCTTTAGCGTTCTTAAACATACTAACAGTAAACTTAAATAACTCTACCAACGGCTCAGGACCAGAAGCTCTTCCACCGAACTGCTTTAGTCGTTCTCCTGCTGCTCGTACCTTTGATGTATCCCATGTAGGTATTTCGCCTGCATATAGTAATGCTATCAGCATTCTAAAAGCTTTAGACCAACCCTCTTTACTATCAGACACACTAATGCATGTCTCAGACTTAAACATCTTCTCAGGGATCTCAGGCAGCTTAGTAATATATTGTCTCTCTACAGAAAAGCCTACACCTGTACCACACATCAGTATGAACATAGCTTCGTCAAAAGCTTTGGGATCATCAGCGACTAAATACGAGCAATTGTATCCACAAGTATTGTCTCGGTCTAATGCAGCTCCTGAGGTCATTAAGGCTCTCATAGATGGCATAACGTCTTTCATTACGATAGCTTTTCTAAGCTCGACAAAAGTATCTCTACCTATTTCAGGTGCTTTGGTTTCCATAAAATCAATATATCGATCTACGGTTTCTTCCCAAGTCTCTCTTCTCTTTTGGTTGTCTAAGTATCTTGCATAACGTGACTTATGTATAAAGTCACCATAGGTTTGTTCTATAGTACTCATAGATCTTTAATTCCTTATATAGATGTTCTAGTTCTTCATACTTAAGGATATCCTAAGACCTTAGGGCTCTCTTAAGTGCGGCGTATAAATCGAAAAAAAAACCCTCAGAACACGAGGCTCTGAGGGCTGGACAACATACTTTTGGAGTATGTATCTCACAATATGTGCAAAAAGGCGTCTGAAACTACAAACATGATTTCTTGATCCTTAGATCACCATAGGCAGACAAACAGCCTTTTTGCTATTTAGCCTACAGCTCTCCCTCTGTAGACTGGCTCTCTAACAGTTCTATAAGCATCTTACAGTACTGTTTCGCTTTCCTGACATCTTCTGTGCCATTTTTGTATTTATATCTGGAAATATACTTAATAATGTTGCCTGCGTAGTAATCTTCGGCAATGTTAAGGCTTTCCATATATTCTGCAGGTTCTATACCTATATTATAATGTTTAGGCTTTTCTATTTTATCAAATAATCCTTGCTGCATTTCTATATTATCTGATTGCTGCATAGCTTGTTCTGCTTTCATTTTCATATACTCCATATGTCTCATAAACGTTCCTGACCTTTACGTATTGTTGTTACGTGTTTCATATAAAAATAACTGTGTATTTTACCGAAGTATCTGGCTAACTCGAGATAGACTCTTGCTTTGGTTCCCATAGATTTACCTTTTTATGTTCAAAATCATAATCTTCATATCTGAGGATACGTGCTAATCTTGCTTGTCGAAGTGCATCATCATACGTTAAGCCTGCATTTTCAAACGCCTTTACTACTGCTTTAAACGAACAGTCTTTATTAAGTATGTTCATAGCAGCTTTCGGACCGATACCAGGGCAACCCTTATAACCGTCTGCTGTATCTCCAGTAAGCGTTTGGCACAACCAATTGTAATCTGCAGTTTTTTGAGTAATTTCATGCATTTCACCTAATCTATATATTCGACCAGGTATAGTTAGTAAGTCTTTATCATCAGATATAACAATTACTTTATTTAAGTTAATTTCTAACGTTGCTAAGTAACCAAGCACATCATCTGCTTCTAAATCGTCCCATGTTTCATTAGGAAATTTATTGCATATATACTCAACTAAAGATTTATATGCTAATGGCTTACGAGTTTTTTTGCGATGATATTTGTAAGTTGGATCGACAGTTTTTCTGAAATTAGTTTTAGAACTAAATACCCATGTTGCTTTATATTCACCAAATTTATTTTTAAGATCATTTAAATAGTTATTAAATATATCTATACAATCTTCTAATCGTGAATGTAGCGTATGTAAATTGTCGTCCCATTTTATTTCTTGTTCAACACCAACACAAATACTATATACAACTCCATCGCCATCAATTAATAGGTGTTTCATAAGGTACCTCTTCTAAAAGATCTTCTAAATATTGAAGACCTTCTGCTGTAATTTTAAAAATATTAGTCCAAGTATTTCTACCAATTTCTGTAGATATAAGCCCACACCGTGTAAGCATTGCAACTGTGTCTGCGTGTGTTCTTGCAAAATCACTTTTAGTTGTAAAACCTTTGAAATGAGCTTGGCATAATACTGTAACTGCTTCAGCGTCTTCTTTAGTGGGTTGCTGACCAATTAGTTCCGATGCCGTACTCTGCGTCAACTTTACATCTGAACTTAAAGTGCTCTCCAGCTTTTTCCGCTGCTCTTCTAAGTCTATTACCGACATCTTCTGCTATTTCCTTTCTGCAAGACACTTGAACCTCGTCATGTATCCAACCTGAAAATACAAATTGATTACCCCAACCATGTTCATAAGTTTTGCTAATATCTTCAAAAGCAATTATTAACCATTGTTTGGCTATAAGTGCTCCTGCAGATTGTAATAAAGTATTTAATGCTGCGTGTTGTGAACGTGGATAAAGTAGTCGCCCATCTAATCCAATTAAATGACCTTTTATATCTAACGCACTTTCAACTGCTGATCGTAAAGCATTAAATGCAGGTATTGACTTAAAAAACTTATTTTTCATAAGTCTTCCTGCATCTCTACCTTTACCAATAATTTCACCTAACTTTTGATCACCGCCACCATATACAAGAGTATAAATAAACTTCTTAGCAGCATCTCTATTAGGTAATCCTGCTGCTTCTTGATTTGCAGTATGAATATCAGCTGATAAAATTATATTGGCATAATTTCCTTTATCCCATTTAGATAAGTAGTGCGCAAGGCATCTAAGCTCGATACCCGACAAGTCGCAGCCGACCATTGACCACCCATCTGGCACGGTAAAACACTTTCTAATTTCGCTACCGTAAGGCACCCGCAATGAGGGCACTTGTGCCAAATTTGGGCTAAAGTGAGTTGCTCGTCCTGTGATAGCTCCGTTTGTGATATACCTACCCCTGAGTTTGGAACAGCCATCGATAAGTCGTAAGTAGCCATTGTTTCCCTCCGCAATCATGCCGATGCGCTTTTCAAGTAAGAAATATTCTGCAAGCTGTTTAGCTTCAGGATAATCTAGTTTGCTTAGCGTTTCCTCATCAATTCGAGGCTGACCGGCTGGTGTCCAGTCTTTCGGCTTCCATTGGTATTTGTTGATAAATTGATTAGCAATTTGTTGTCTGCTAGACGGATTAAAGGGTATTGTAACTGAAGGCTTAGTTTTAAACGTTTTAATAGTTCCTTCAAAGTTTTCCTCCATATACTTTTTAATTTTATCTCGCTTTGCAGCTAGCTGACCATACAGATCAGCTGCTGCAACGGTATTAAAGTGAAAGCCTGTTGCTTCCATTTTTGAGCATACTTCTGCTATATTGTGTTCGAGTACTTCAGCATTGTTACTAATCCCGGCGCTGCGGCAATGAGTAAAAAGGCTGTTAGTAACGCTAACGTCTTGCTGGCAGTAAGTAAGCATCTCTTCGTTGTATTCAGTGAAATCGTCTGCATAGTTTTCCTTGTAGTTTCCTAATCTGTAACCCCAAGCTGCTAAACTATATCTTCCATATAATTTAGTAGGCATGTTGTCTGGTTTTTGTAAAAAGTCTTTGTCTTTAATATTAGGCCATATAAGGCGAGAAAGAACTAATGTATCGGTTACTTTTTTTGGCTTAAATTTAAAGTAAAGCTTTTGTATTGCCGGTACATCATAACCTATAACGTTATGACCTATTATTTCGTCTGCATTTTCTAATGCTTTTATTGCGTCGTCTATTTGGTGAGGACGATAGCTAACCATTTCACCGGTTTTAACGTCTTTAGTAACTATGCAATGTATCCTTGTTAATTTATCTAAAAAATTGTTAGCTTCAATATCAAAAACCAACTGCATCTATACTCTCCAATCTACCAGTTTCCTCATTATACATGAGGCTTCCGGCCATACCTGTTGCACCTGTAAATCTATTTTTGACTACACGCACTACAGTTTCATTGCTTTGCGATTGTTGATCACGTTCTAAACCAATTACCATATCTGATAACTGACCTATTGAATGTGAACCTCGCAAAGAATTTAGTGATACTTGCGCACCATCTTCAAAACCTTTGTTTCCTTCAGGTCGTCGCAAGTGTGAAACTAACAACATACCTACACCTGTTTCTTCAACAAATGTACGCAGTTTAGTCATAATCATATCAATCGCTTTTCTCTCATCAGGTACATCAAGACCACTAACCATAATGGAAAGATGATCAATGATAATCCAATTACACTGTTCTCCGTGGGCCAAGTAACGTAACTTAGCAAGGACATGCTCGAGAGTAACGCTGCCAAAATGATCGTAAACAAAACAGTTCCCATTAGAGAACAAATTGTCAAAAGACTCACGTATTTGATTAACTTCAACACCGGATCTATCAATATGAAGTGGTTTATTAATGTCAATACTGACCAAGCCTGTAAGAGTTCTTTTAATGCTTTCTTCCAAAAAGAGTAAACCAACTTTATCTCCTTGAGTTAATAAGTGATGAGCAATTTCACGAACAAAAGCTGACTTGCCAATACCACTGCCTGCAGTAATAGTTACAAGTTCGCCTTTTCTAAGACCTTTTGTTTTATCATTCATAAAATCGTAAGGATAAGGTACACTTGTTACGTTATCTTCCGTTGCCACTAAGTGGAAAAGATCTTTTGCTGCTACTATACCATCAGGTCTATAAACTGGAGCGTCCCATGCCGCTTTTATTAACTCTTTAACTCTATTATTTTTAAGCATTTCGCTTGCATCTTTTAGAGGTAAATTAGCTACATGAGCTTTACCTGGTTCAAGCAATTCAGCGCATTGCGCAACTGCTTCTTGACCTGGTTTATCTTCATCAAACATAAAGACAACTGTCTCAAAGTTCATAATATATTCTAGTTCTCTTCTAATAGCATCTTGTGCTGATTTAGCTCCATTAGGTACAGAAACTACAGGCCATTTATTTCCTAATGCCTGAGATAAAGAAAGTGCATCTAGTTCACCTTCTACTACAAATAGTCTTTTACCTTTGCTTTGTAGGTTTTGTCCAAAGAGTGGTAACTTCGAACCTTCACCAACAACACTAAAATTTTTATTTTGGTCGCGTGTCTTAAGCGCAACAAGTTTTCCATTTTTAAAATAAGGAGCAAGATGTCTACCACTACCAACTTTATAGCCAAAATGCCTCGCTGTATCAGCTGAGATATTTCGGCTTTTGAGTTCTTGAATTTTACCTTGCGAGTATACCGCTTGCGCTGCCGCGTTATTTGGCGACGCAGTTTTTGAGAACTCAGTTGGCGTGCTATTGGATTCTTCACTTTCTCCTCCATAGTACTTATTACACGCAAAACAGTATGCGTGGCCATCATCATAGATAGCCTTTGCATCGCTGCTTCCGCATGCTTTACAGTTCGAGTGCGTCTGGAATGAAGCCGAGGTTTCCTGCATGATCTGGTGCCTCCCAATTTTTAGGTTTAATTAAATCCCAACCACCACTGTGGTCACGACCCTCTTTAGTGCCGCGTATTTTAGACATGTTAGCCATATGTACTTCTTGCCATGCTTCTTCAACATCAACACCTGCAATAGCAAGAGTGCCTAATGCAAACACTGTTATGTCAATTAAAGCGTCGACCATACCTTCAGCATCTTTGTCTTGAAAGGCTTGTTGTAGCTCATCAAATTCTTCTTCAACTTGATTAACTCTAAGAGCTAATTTTTCACTATTTAAAGGCTCGTGATTAAAGCCATATTTTGCTTGTAAAGCATAAACATCTGAAACTAACGTAGACATTAATTCTCCTTAAAATAACTTGAAATAAAACTATCCATATTGTTTTTATCAAAATCATATTTAAACCATTGACCATACCTACCCATTAAAATAAGTCTTTGATATGCCTCTGAAATACCTTTAATAGTATCAAACATTTCAGTACGGTTTAGTTTATTAAGCTCATGATTTTGTTCTGCATTTTCATTGCTACAAAGAATAAGCATTGGCTTATAATCTCTTATAATTTCATTCATAAAATTACTTGTATTATAAGAAGGACAACCTCTATATGCATGCCCATAAATTTCTTCACTTAGTGCAAGTCTATCTATAACGCATGGAATATTAGCTTGCTCTTCTAACCGAGCAGCAGTGTGAACTATATGCCTATGATATATTTCTATGTTCCATTTTTCGTTATAACCACAATGAAAATATTGACCACCTATATAATCTGCAATTGCACGACCTAAGGTAGTCTTGCCAGTACCATCAGCACCTTCAATTATTACCAAGGTGTTGTCCTGACACTTCTAATTTTGTTGATAAATCACTAATTGTTAATGATGCATTTAAAACTGATTTAAGTACTTCTGGCACAAGCCTATTATATGTATCATTACTTAGCCACTCATCAACTTTATCATAATCAGTTTCATATATATGAGCTGAACCTGCTCTAACACATAGTTCACCTATATCAACCATAAGAT